TCGGCAACGTAAACGCCAGCAGTCTAGCAAAAACCAAGATGGCAAAGTCTGTCTTAGATGCAGGCTGGACGGCGTTTAGAACCATGCTCAAATACAAGTGCGATGACGCAGGTGTATGGTTTGAAGAAGTCAACGAAGCATATTCCACCCAGACTTGTTCGTGTTGCGGCTCACGCCGTGACAGTCCGAAAGGTAGAGCAGGTTTGCGAATAAGAGAATGGACATGTGGTGAGTGCGGAACCACTCACGACCGCGACATCAATGCCGCAATGAACATTCTTGCGCTCGGACATGAGCGTCTAGCTGTAGGAATCACCGCATCTTCAGGGCGGTGAGGATGTCAAGTCTCAAATTTGATGAAACATGCATGCTATCTTGCTATATTGGGCAGGCCATATTTTTGCAACCGGAGAGACAATTTGAACGTCCAGACCAACGAAGAAGAAAACATTGGGGTAACCCCGGAACGCCAGCACAAAAACGATATCGAAACTGTGCTGGCCGGCCTGCGGGTGCGCAACTACATCGTCCAGCAAGGGGGCATTATTATCATCCGCGTGCCTGAAGAATCTTTTGATGAGGCCCGCGCTGTCTGGCCCATCATTCAGCAGAATTTTCTGCCCTACAATATCCGGGCCCTGTTGGTTTCAAATCGGATGACCATCGAGGCTTATGACCGCGAGGATCTTCTGCGCCTGGGCCTGACCCGCTTCGGTGAGCCTGACCCGCAGGATATTATCGTTGGTCTGGTGCAGGCATCCGTACAGCTGCCGCTGGTGCCAGTCAATGGCCCTATCCGTGATTTGCTCTGCCGGGCGGCAGAGACGATTGCCACCATGCAGCACGGCATGGAGGTGCTGGAAGACCGCCTGATGAATGCAACCTCCTACGAGGATTCCGTCCTGGCCCCTGACCAGCTCATCACGCGCAAGGCTTGCCATAATCAGCTGGCCACCATGTATGAGTGCACGAAGCAGTACTTCATTGCGATTACAGCCCCTGGCAATGATGCGAGCGCCATCGGCGAGCGCTTCACGTCCATGCGGAAGCAGGCGCTGTTCGCTCGCCGGTTCCTTCTGGATACCCTGATTCAGGATCTGGGCCGCGAGTCCCTGGGCCAGCCGCTGGTGCTGCTCGAGACGCTTATGCTGTACATGGACCACATCCTGTCTGCGCTCAACTCCAATGACCGCACGCAGATAACCATGTCGATGCAGGCCATGCGTGAAACGATGCTGACTGTTGAGAAGTACATCAAGTCAACTACCGCAGAGGATGTCCAGCATTGAGTGCACAGGGTATGAATCCGATGTCACTGGCCGGCCTGATCGGCGGCCGTGACCTGCGGGCAGCGATCCGCTCTGTGCGCTCCACCACCCCGCCGCAGAAGGAAGTGCGTGATGGCGCGTGGAGAAGCGACATTTACCGGCTGGCCATGGCCGCCATAAAACCGATAGAATAACCCTGATTCTCCTGCCGCCTACGTGACACTACAGTAGGCGGCAGGAGAGCATATATGTCCAAAAACCCCAATGATTCTGTTGAAGGAACCGCCTTTAATCAGGCTGCGCCCCTGGCTGAGCGCACGGAAGCGCTGGGCATCATGCAGAAGTCGTTTGCACCGAAAGGTATCCGCGACCTGATCATGCCGCCGGATGAACTGGCGCCAGTCATCGACTTCATCACTCAGCGGATGGAGGACGATGCGGTCAATAAGTCGCTGAACTACGGCAATATCATCCCTTTTCCCTCGCGCAACGCGGCTACCCATGCCCGCGGAATGCAGTCCGTGCAGTTGGACGGGTACCAGGTATCGGTGCAGGGTGATTTCTGGGAGAGGCCGTCGCTGCTGAATTTTGAAAGCCTGCGCGCCATGGTCGACCAGACGCCGGTGCTGAATGCCGTCATCATGACCCGCCAGCGCCAGATAAGCCGGTTTTGCCGGGTGCAGGAGTCCGGCGAAGGTCCTGGCTTTACCGTCCGCCACGTCGACAAAGAGCACCAGGTTACGGAAACGGAGCAGGAGAGCATCAAGCTCCTGAATCGGTTCGTGACCAACTGCGGGTGGGAGTTCAATGCGCGCGAGCGCAAGCGCCTGAAGCGCGACAATTTCAGTGCCTTCATGGCAAAGCTGACCCGCGACACGCTGACCTTCGATGCCATGGCCATCGAAACCGAAATGAAGCGGGATAAGAAGCTGGGCATTGACGGCCTATATGCCGTCGACGGGGGCACCATTCGCCTCTGTGTGGAGGCCGGCTACCAGGGCCGCGACGAAATCACCAGTCTCCAGTTCGTGAACGGGAAGATCCGCGCGCTCTATACCTTTGATGACCTGATTTATGAGGTCCGCAACCCGCGTACCGACGTGCGCGCCTGCGGCTACGGCTACAGCGAGACGGAGGTGCTGATTCGCGTGGTCACTGGCTTCCTGAACGCCATGACCTACAACATCAAGGGCTTCGACAGCAACGCCATCCCTCGCGGGATGCTCCACCTGCGCGGCGAATACGCCAGCACGGACATTGATGCCTTCAAGCGCTACTGGAACAGCATGGTCAAGGGCATAAACAATGCCTGGACGCTGCCTGTCATGGTCAGCAGGGACGCGGACAGCGCCGCCTCCTTCGAGAGCTTTGGCGAGCAGTTCAACGAAATGTACTTTGCCAAGTGGATGTCGTTTCTCACCTCGATCATCTGCGCCATTTACGGCATGTCGCCGTCTGAAATCAATTTTGATAGCTTCTCGGGCGGCAATACCTCATCTCTGTCCGGTAGCGACACCGAGGCCAAGCTCGAGGACAGCAAGGACAAGGGTCTGCTCCCGCTGCTGTCTTTCTACGAAAACACTTTGACCGACTATGTGCTGTCGGCCTTCGGTGACAAGTTCGTGTTCCGCTTCACGGGTCTTGACGAGGAAGATCAGCAGGCCCGGCAGGAAATGCGCAAGCTGGTCCTGACCGTGAACGAGGCGCGCGCGCAGGAGGGATTTGACGCCATGCCGGGCCCGGTGGGGGATGCCCCGCTGAATCCATCGTTGATCGCTCTGTATACGCAGACCATCACGCAGGACCAGGGCGATGAGCCGGGCGAGAAAGAGGACTTTGGAACGCCGCCACCGGATGGCGGTCAGGACGTGGCCGGAGGCCAATCAGCCCAGGATGGGCAGGGGGCTCCGCAGGGTAGCGGCGCACCGGGAAAAGGGACATCAGGCACGGATGCCTCTAATTTTTCTCAGCCAGGCCACGCGCCGGCCGCGCAGCAGCAGGGTGGCCGTCAGCCACCGGAGCAGCCCGATATCGCCACCGGCGCCGCCGGGTCTGAAGGCGATGAAAGCGGAAAGGCCGCAGCGCCCACGGAAGCTCTTGACTTCGGCAAGCAGGATGACGAAGAGGAAGACTTCGGCAAATCCTTCGGCCTGAACATTTACACGGTAGAGTGACCATGCGGAAAGTGCTGAAGCCTGAGCCGGCAAAAAAGACGGCGCCACCCAAGCCCGTTGAGCAGCCGCCTGATGTACAGCCGGGCGATAGCGTCTATTTCAGCCACCCTGAAAATGGCCCGATGTACGGCGCCGTCGTGTGCAAGGGCGTGCACGGCATGAAGGTGCGGGATGACGGCGGCACGCATCATGACGTGCACTGGGACCGTTTCCTGGGGCACCGTCAGCGGATGCAAAAGCGCTTCAACATTATTGATCACGGGGAAGACGGCGCCATCGCTCACGATGAGGACGGTAAAAAGGTTTTTGTCCGTGGGCAGATACCGGACCCATCGGGGGATGAAATGCCTACGTTTGAAAAGGCGCTTTTTTTCAAGGCCATGGACAAGAGCAAGCTCCAGCAGAAAACCATTACCGATAAAAACGGGGTGCAGTCAAAGCGCTGGGTCAGCAACGGACAGCCACCCCCTGTGCACCCTGTCGGTACGCATGTGAAGTTTCAAATGGGCTCGATGGCTGGCCAGGGCCACGTCACAGCTGCTGGCAAGCATGGCGGGCACGTCAAGGACGAAACAGGATTTGAGCACAAGGTAAAGTGGGGCCAGGTTACGCACCATGAGCAGGATGGGCCTGCCGATGGCGAGCAGGCGCCCGATAAGTTTGACGCTGCGGCATTTGCCAAGCTGCATGACCAGGCTGACGTATCGGTCGCATCGGTGCTGGCCGGATTCCCGGAAGACACCAAGGCCAAGATTGACAATGTGGAGGCCAAACTCAAAGGAGTGAAGCCGACCATCGAGCTGTTCAAGAAGGACGGCAAATACAC